AGTCGTACCGGTCCAACATGGACTGGGCGATGCGCCGCGCGACGCTCCGGGAAGTGCGCAAGCTCAAGGACGGCGACGGCGCCTACCTCTTCAAGGATGCGCTCACCGAGAACGGCATCTTGACGATGCTGCTCGGCTACCCGGTGCAGGAATTCGAGGACATGCCGGCGATGGCGAACGGCAATTTGGCGATCGCGCTCGGCGACTTCTACCGCGGCTACTTGATCGTCAACCGGATCGGCCTGCAGGTGCGCCGCGACGAGATCACCTCGCCCGGCAACGTCATCTTCCACTTCCGCCGCCGCTGCGGCGGAGACGTGCGCGACTATCAGGCGATCAAGTTCCTCAAGTTCGGCACCTCGTAAGGAGAGCGCCTTGCTCAAGTACCAAGCAACCGACGGCGTCAAGAACCAGCTCATCTTCGGGCCGGTCGTGCTTGCGGCCGACAACACGCCCGCCGCGCTCGACACGCGCGGCTTCGCGCTGGCCGAGATCGAGCTCTTCACCGGCATCGGCGGGATCACGTTCGACGGCTCGAACAAGATCGAGTGGACGCTGAAGCACGGCGACGACACGACGGTGGGCAACCACACCGCGGTCGCTGCGGCCGACGTGAAGATCTTCTCCGCCGTGCGAACCGAGGTCGCGCTCGTCACCGGCGGGATCGTGTGGCAGCTCATCGCCGCGCACGCCGCCGCCGCGATGCGCTGGGTGCACTATTACGGCAACAAGCGGTACCTCTCCTTGCTCGCCGACTTCTCCGGCACGCACGGCACGGGAACGCCGCTCGCCGCCAAGCTCCGCCTCGCCGGCGGCCGCATCAACCCGCCGATCTCGTAAGGAACTGATCGATGGCAGTCGCCGACAAGGACCTTGCGCTCGCCGAAGACGGCTCGATGCAACGCCTTACGCGTCAAGCAGGCGTACCGATCCGGGTCACGCCCGCCGTCGACAACGCCAACGCGCTCGACGCCGGCGATGTCGCCTTCGACATGACCGCGATCACCAACGCCGTGGACAATGCCGGCGGCGTGGGCGTCATCGAAAAGATCTCGATCTACGACAAGGGCGACAACACAGCCGCGGCCTTCACGCTCGTGTTTGGCCAGGCTTCCACCTCCATCGGAACGATCGACTCCGCGCCGTCGATCTCCGACGCCAACGCGGTGGGCGACGCGGCGGCCAAGGGCCTCGACGTTGTCGCCATCGCCTCGGGCGACTGGGTCGACCTCGGCGGGCTCAAGATCGCCACGCTCCGCGACGTGAAGCTGCCCCTGAAGGCCGCTTCCGGCTCGCGCGATCTCTATGTCGGCGGCATTTGCGGCGGCACGCCGACCTACGCGACCGGCGACATCGTCATCGACGTCTGGATGGCCTGACAGCAGGGAGCGTTTCACGTGGTCCGGTTCGCGCTGGCGATCCCGCCGGCGGCCGAGCCGGTCACCACCGCCGAGGCGAAGACGCACGCGCGGATCGAGCACAGCGCCGAGGACGCGCTCGTCGCGACGATGATCACCGCCGCAAGGCAAGCGACAGAGAAGCACACCGGCCGCGCGTGGTTGACGCAAACCTGGACCGCGACGCTGGACCGCTGGGCGGACGTCGACGGCGGCGAAAGCGAAGACCTCTGGCCCTTCTTCGTGTCGCCGACGCCGCGGCGCCTGGCGCTTTACCCGCGCCCGCCGGCCTCGATCACGAGCCTCGTCGTCGACGGCGTGACGATCGCTTCGAGCAATTACGCGCTGCGCGGGCACGAGCTCTTCGTGAAGTCGGACGTTGCGGATTCCGCCAACGAACTCGGCGGCGGGATCGTCTGCACGTTCACCGCGGGCTACGGGCTCGCGGCCGCCGTGCCGCAGGACGTGAAGCAGGCGATCCTCACGCTCGTCGCGCACTTCTACGAGAACCGCGAAGCGGCGAACGCAAGCGGGATCTACTCGCAGATCACGCCCTATGCGCTCTCGCTGCTCTCGCCCTACGAAGTGCTGGAGATCTGACCCTTGCCGGCGGTCGGGCAGATGAAGAAGCGCGTAACACTCCTGGCGCCTGCGCGCAGCGACGACGGCGCCGGCGGCTTCGCGCGCGCCGCGGCGGAGCTTGGCACGTTCTTCGCGAACGTGCGGCCCGCGAGTTGGAGCGAGCAGCGCAACCTGCAGCGGAACGAGCAGCGCGTGAGCCACGTCGTTACCATGCGGCGCGTCATCGCCGATCCCTCGCTTTTGCCCGCGCCAGGCGGACGCGTCCGGTGGACCGATCACGCGGGGCGCGAGCGAAACGCCTACATCCATACCGTCGTCGATCCGGACGAGGACGGCCGCTTCATCGAGCTCGGCGTCGAGGAAGGCGGGCCGCTGTGAGGATCGGTGTTCTCAACGACGCGAGGCTCATCCGCCGCCTCAAGGCGCTGCCGCTCGCCCTTCGCGCCGAGGCGCGCGGCAAGTTGGAGCGCGCCGGCGAGAAAGTCCGCAACCGGATGGTCGAGGGGATCAAGAACGGCCCCAAGACCGGGCGCTTGTACACGCACCGCTTCCCCTACGTGTTCGGCCAGGAAAACCCGCCCGCGAGCCACCGGCGCCCGCCGCACCGCGCCTCCGCCCAGGACGAATACCCCGCCGCCGACACCGGCAATCTGATGCGCTCGATCCACCTGGAGATCGAAGGCGCGCCGGAAATCGACGGCGCCGCGCAGCTCGCGCTCGATCTCGGCGAGTTCTGGGAAGGCCGGCTCGCCGCGGCGATCGGCGTTGCGGCCGACTACGCCGCGCCGCTGGAGTTCAAGCCGCCGGAGAAAGGCGGGCGCCCGTTCGCGCGCCGCGCGCTCGCCGAAAGCGAGGACGACGTCGCCGCCGAGTTCGCGACCTGGCGCGGCTTTGATCCTGGAAGTGTGCCGTGAGCGCGCCGGCGACCGAGCTCAGGAGCGCGGCGATCGCGCGTCTCAAAGCCGACGCGGGTCTCAAAGCTACCGCGATGGGCGCGAGCCCGCGGGTCGTCAACCGGGCGCCTGAGCGCGAAGCGTTTCCCTATCTCGTGCTGCGATCGTCGCTGCGTCCGTGGGACACGTCGAGTGATCGCGGGCACGAGCACACGCTCGAGATCTATCTCGCCGGCGAGGCTGAGGGCGACAAGGAAGGCGAAGCGATCTTCTACGCGGTGCAGGCGAGCTTGCGCGACTGGGCGCCGGCGAGCTTTTCCGCCCATCGCCTCGTGAACCTAGTCTTGCTCTTCGAAGACGTCCGCGCCGAGGAGGGCGGGCGGCGCTATGTGGGCCTGCAGCGCTGGCGCGCGGTAACCGAGGAGCTGAGCTAGATGGCAGCGCAAAAGGGCCGCGACGTTCTCATCAAGATCGAAGACGCGCCCGGCGCCGGCACGTTCACCGCGGTCGGCGGCTTGCGCGCCAAGACCTTCCGGCTCGGAAATCCGGAGACGGACCTTTCAGACTCGGAGAGCCCCGGCGCCTGGACGGAGCGCGGCGTCGGCTTCGGGCTCAAGAGCGTGGAGATCGCCGGACAAGGGATCTGGAAGGCGACCGCGCAGCTGAAGCAGATCGTCAATTCGGTGCTGCAGTCGGAAGTGCTCCGCTACCAGATGGTCGTGCCGGCGCTGGGGACCTTCGAGGGCCCGTTCACCTGCGGCGGCGGCATCGATCTTGGGGCCGCGCACGACGGGGAAGTGAGCTTCTCCACCAGCTTCAACTCCGCCGGCGAAATCGCCTTCACCGCGTCAGCCTAAGGATCGATCATGGCCGAAACCACGCTCACTGTTCAGTCGATCGCCGCGGCCGGCTCGGCGCCGACCTACGGCTCGGCCAACACGGACGGCTCCAAGGCGCCTGTCGACGACCAGGGCCGCACGTTCCTGCACGTGAAGAACACGAACGGCTCGGCCCGAAACCTGACGCTCGTGGCACAGAAGCCGTCCGCGCAGGTTCCCGGCGTCGGCGCCGTGACGCTCTCCAACAAGACCGTCAACGTCCCGGCCACCACCGGCGACGTGATGATCCCGATCGAGCCCTATTTCATCGATTTGAACGGCTACGCGCACTGGACTTATGACGCGGTGTCGGGCGTCACGATCGCCGCGATCAAGCTCGCGCGCCTGGCGCCGGTCTAAGTGGCGAACCGGTCGCAACGGCGCGCGGCGCAAAGCGAGAACCGCAAGGAGACTAAAGTGGCCAGAGCCAATCCGCGCGGGCTTGCGACGCTTCGCGTCAACGGCCGGGACCTGAAGCTCAAGCTTACCCTCGAAGTGATGGCCGACATTGAGGACGAGTTCGAGTGCGACTTCGACGAGATCGATTCCAAGATCTTCGGCTCCACGCGCCGCTTCGCGATCTTCTTCACGCGCCTGGCGCGCGCAGCGGGCGAAGAAGTGACCGAGGAGGACACCGCCGCGATGCGCCGCCTCCCCTTGAGCCTCGTGGAGATCAACGAGCTCATCAAGGCGGCGGCCACCGGCGCTGCGGAGACCGACGCAAAAAACGAGACCGCGCCGAGCCGGTGAAGAAGGGTCCCACGCCCTGGCGGCGTTGGATGGAGATCGGGCTCGGCGCGATGCAAATGCGCCCGGATGATTTCTGGGGCCAGTCGCTGCCCGAATGGCTGACCAGGATCGCCGGATTCATCGAGCTCCACGGCGGCGGCGGGAGCTCGGACGAATTCACCAGCGCGGACCTCGCCGAGCTGGAGGCGACGATCGCTGCTGAAGAGGCCGCGAAGTCCGCCCCTTCGCCCGCGCCGCCGAGACTCTAGCGATGGCGACGAAACCGGGCGCAGGGCTGGGCGGCGGGCGGCTCCTCGACGAGCTCGTCGTCAAGGTCACCTACGACGACAGCGAAGTGGTGCGCGGCGTCCCGCGCACGATCGCGCTCGTGCGCTCGCTCAAGGAAGCGATCGTCGCGAAGATCGGCGGGCTCTCGCTCTCCGACGCGCTCACCGCGGCGCTCGTCACCCCGCTCATCCTCGCGACGGCGCGCATCGGCCAGATGCGCAACGAGCTGCGGCTGCTCACCAGCGAATTGCGCGCCGCCGCGTCGATCGGCTTTGCCGGCTCAGGCGCCGCGGCGATCGCGGGCGGCGCGGCCGCAGGTGCCGTGCTCGACGCAAGCCCGCGCGTCGGCGCGGACGGCCGGCCCGTCGTAGGGCGCGGACGCAACGGCCGCTTCACCCGCGCTTTCGACGTCGCGGATCTCTCCGGCGGCAATCCCGCCCTGGCGCTCGGCGGCGCGTTCGCTGGCGGCCTCGCCGGCCGCACCGGCCGCGACCGCGTGGCGGAGATCTTCGACCAGGACGATGAAGCGCGCCGGCTCGACGAGGCGGACGAAGCGGGCCCGCCACGGCGGCGTCGGCGCAACTGGTTCGAGCGCACGTTCTCCCCGACGCGCGCCGATCGCGCCTTTCAAGTGGGCCGGCGCGAGTTTCCGGGCTTTGGTCAGGCCGCGGACGATCTGGGGATGGCGGCGAACACGACCGGGCGCGCGATCCGCGGCGCGGCGGGTGGGCGCATCGCGCAGGCGCTCGGGCTCGCGGGCCTCGGGACGCTCATCTCCTCGCTCATTCCGCTCGCTGGCTCGCTCGCCACCGTGGTCGGCGGCACGCTCGCCGGCGCCTTCGCGGCGCTCGTGACGCCGCTCGGTCTCGTCGTCGCCGCTTTCACCGCGCTCGCGGCGATCTGGGTCGCGGCCAACTGGGAGAGCTTCAGGGAATTCGCCGAGTGGTTCGGCGAGGAGGGCAAGAAGAATCTCGGCGAAGGCTGGGGCGACATCGTCAGCGGCTGGACGAATCTGAAGGACGCGGTGGGCGAGCTCGCCACGGTCCTCAAGGAGGCCTTCTCCGACGACAGCGGCAGCTTGTCAGGCGCGCTCCAATTCTTCGGCGACGTGGCCACGCGCGTCCTCTCCGAGGTGATGAGCCTCTTCGGGCGCCTGCTCGACACCGTGGCCGAATCCGTGCGCGCGCTCGCCGCGCTTCTGCGCGGCGATCTGCAGGGCGTGCTCGACCACATGCTCGCCGCCGTGCGCGCGCTTTTCCCCGAGTGGACGGCGCTCTGGACGGGGATCGCCACGACCGTGACGCGCACGTTCGGCGGCGTCGTGGACTGGGTGAAGGAGAAGGCCGGCGAGATCGGCGAGGCCTTCGCCAAGCTCTACGACGACGTGATCGGGCACTCCTACGTGCCGGATCTTGTGACCGGCATCGGCGATTGGTTCGGCAGGCTCGACGAACTCATGGTTCGCCCCGCGCGGGCGGCCGCCGCTTCGGTGGCGGAAGTGTTCTCCTCGCTGGAAGGCCACGTCCTCTCCGGGATCGAGGGCGCGCTTCTCGGCAAGGGCTTCTCCGGCGAGGCGGTGCTGCGCGGCGTGGCGGGCGACCTCCTCCACCAGACCGCGCGGCAAGCCACCGAAAGGGCCTCCAGCTTCATCTCTCCGATCATCCGCGGCGCCGGCGCAGCGGTCTCTTCGCTCTTCTCCGGCTTTTTTGCTGACGGCGGCGTGATCCCGGCCGGGCGCTGGGGAATCGTCGGGGAGCGCGGGCCAGAATTCGCGTACGGCGGCAGGAACGGGCTCACGGTGCGGCCCGCGAACGACGGTGGCCCGCGCGCTCTGCACGTCACCTACGATCTCCGCGGCGCGGAGGGCGACGTCTCGATTGAGCGGAAGATCGCGCGCGCGAACGCAGCGCTCCTCCGCCAGGTCAACGCCGCGGCGCCAGCACGGATGGACCGCTTCCAGGCGCTCGGCTCATGACGCTGCTCCGCTGGCCCATCCACACGCTGGCGCCGCGCGAGGTGTTCTGGGGCCTCGACGGCAACGTGCTCGCGGGGCCGCCTTCGATCACCGGGCTCGCGCAGATCGCCAACACTGCGGGCGGCGGCTATTGGACCTGCCGCTTGGCCGACATCCCCGTCGGCCCGGCGCGCGCCATCCGCAAGGCGCGTGCGCTTGAAGCGCTGCTTGACGGCGGCGCGACGCCGATCGTGGTGCCGATGCGCGACGGCGCACGTGCGGCGAACGGCGTTGTGAGCTGGTCCGCCAGCATTCCTCACAGCGACGGGCCGGCGGTGAGGCTTTCCGGCGTCACGGCGAGCGACCTTTACGCCGGCGTGGATGACGCTTGGAACGACGCGGGAGTGCTCGACCTCGTCAGTCCGTTCGGCGCGCTCGTGAGCGTGACGGAAGCAGAAGCGCTCGCCGGCGCGAGCGCGATCGCGGTCACTAACGCGGACGGCGAAGACGAGATCCTCATCTT